TTCGCGCTTGCGCCGCTCTTCATGTTGTTGATAGCGGAGTTTATTGATTCGCTTCTTGACCTTTTCGCTGTAGCCTTCCAGCTCGTCATCGTCGCTGTCTTGCTCTTCAGCCTTGACTTCCTCTTTTTGAGGCGGTCGCCGGTCTTCTTCAGGTCGATCATCAATAACTTCGATGTCGATGTCAGAAACCTCCTGCTTTTCCTTGCCGAAGGTTGTCTTAACACCGAAGAATTTTTCTTCAGCAGAGTGCTGTTCGATTTGCTCTTCGCTCATACCTTTTCAATCCCCCTAGGGTCTTCAACCACCGCCTCGACACTATCGTCATTAATAAGGCGGAACTCCTTGCCGTGAATCTTGAATCGCGTTCCGCTGTAGGAGCGCATCATGATCCAGTCGCCTTCCTTGCAATAAGGACCGTTAGGAAAACGGCTCTCATCCTGATAGGCGTCAGCACCCATCTTCAAAACAAAACCGCAAATAGAGCCGATTTCCTCGACATCCATCGTCTGCTTTGCCTTGAGAATGCCGCCCTCCGTCTTTTCGTCGGGTTCCGGCAGTGCTATAAGAAGTTTGTATCCCTTGGGATCAGGTAATTGACTCGCAGTCTTCTGCTCTGTTGTCATAGTTCCTATTCCTGCACCAGATAAAGGCGTCCGGTGTCGCCATGCGCTACCCTGTGTAGCGGATTAGTCTCGGTCTAGCCTCTCATTGAGGTCTAGCAACGAGCGCTCTGCGTAGGCCAGTCCTTCAACAATACCTACGCATCGCATGTATTCACTCATGTCTTTACAACCGCCACACGCCATGTGGTCGGTTATTTCGTTCATGTGGTTACGATACTCTACTTGTAATGTCTTTAACAAGTTATTTGTAGCATGCTTACTCATCTAACAAGTCCCTCACAAGGTTGAATCCGGCTTTAAATCCTTCAATCTCTTGCTGGGACTGGTCTTTCTGCTCTTGGGTCGCCATCTTGGACGCCAGTCTTGCGCTCTCGATTCGCTCTTGTTGCTCCATTTTCTGGAGGTCAACCATGGTTTTTCCACGGGACTTTTCAAGATCTGCTTGAATCTTGGCCATTTCGGCCTGCGCTTTAGCCATCGCCGATTGTTCTTTGATTGCCAGCTCGCGCTGTTGCATCTGAATAATCGGGTCTTTTTGTTGCTCCGCGTTCTTCTCGGCCTGTTGCATCATCTGTGCTTTGCCGGTTACCTGTGCGGCGGCAGGTGCTACGAGCCGGGATATGCGTAGCTCAATATCTTCTGGCAACGGCTCTCCCGGTGGCGGCAACTCTACCCCAAGCTCTTTCTCGATCTTCGCTCTGTACTCAAACGCAACATGCTCTGCGACGTGAGCGGCCATTGCCGCCTGCATTGCCTTGGCATTTGGTGACTTGGAGACAAGCTCTAGTAGCTCTGGGTTTTTCATTGCCGACATGTGAACTTCTATGTGCGCCGCGTGATCCTGATAAATAAACGCCTTCACGGGCTCGCCGTTGATGATGTTCATGTTCTCGGTCACGGGGTCTGTCGGCTTCATATCCCTCTCTGTAGGGACAATCTTGTCTGCGTCTTGGATGCCCAGCACATCTAGCATCTGACGGTGAAGCAGGGGCATGTCATACATCTGAGGCGCTTGTTGCGCCAATTGCAATGCCGCCTGATACTGCATAATTCGTTGCGCCATCGTCCCTGCATTAGGGTCGCTGACGGGAATAATGTCGATTCTGTCGTCGAAGTCTTCCTTTACCAATGGCTTGTTATCGCCATCGTAAGGATATACATCTGGGCCATAGTCTTTGACTAGCTCAGAAAGGATCTTAAGCTCTTTAGAGACTGACGCATGAACGCGGCTTTGTACCGCGCTCAATACCTTCATCTCGCGCTCAAGGATCGCAAGCGTGGTGCCAACCGGTGCTTCGCCGTTAATATCGGACGCTTTTACATCTGCCGCTGACGCAAACCGTCGCCCCTCTTGCACGATATCGCCAAGCAGTTGATACAGCACATTGCTTGGTTCCTTGTAGGGCATAAAGGTTATGTTGTCGCGGATTGCACCACCCGGAACGTCTACATCGCGGAATTCCCCCGGCATAATAGGGGTATCGTCTCCCTTTATGCGCAGTCCGCGTGATTTAAGACCTCCCGGTAGGTTGGCAAGCGTTCCAGCATCAACGAGCTGTCGTAGTAGCGAGGTCGCTGACTTCGACAAGCCGCCGATCATGTGCACTAGCCCGAAGCCATAAAATCCTAATCCGGGCAAATACTGGTAGTGCACATAGTGCTCGCGGCGTAGCTTCTTGGGGTCGTCTTCATACCAGTTGCGACGAACTGACAGTATCGTTCTGGACGACTTGTCAATCGTAACAACGTAAGGAAGCGCTATCCCCGTGGGCTCGCCACGATCTGTGTCTTCAAAACCCGGCAGGTCGAGATCAACATGCATCTCGAGCAGGGTGTGCCGGTTATCGAATTCATAGTTCTCTGAGTCGCCCGTCAGCCGGTTGTACTTCTGCTGTATCTCCGAGATGTCGGGTGACGGCGGAGGAAGATCGACATTCATGTAGAAGCCAGCAACTTGTAGCTTCCGGATGTCGTTCTGCGACCGCTTCATGATGTGAGTGGCCCGCTGGCAGGTCGACAAGTCTGACGCGCCGTAGCTCACCACAAAATCCTCCGCCGGTACAAACATGGCGCAGGGGCGTCCCAAGCTGGGATCATAGTACACTTTACGGAATGCAGAGCCTGCAATAGGGAGCGAGAACAGCAGTTTCTCTGTTTCGGTCCTGTACTCTGTCATGCGCTGGGTAATCAGGTAGTTTAGGTAGTTCTGTACCCGACTAGCCTGCTTGGTCTTTTCGTCGTCAATTTTGCCAACGATTGTCGTCTTTACGGGGCCACTAGCAGGGTAGATCTCCTGAATAGTTTGCGCCTGAAAGCGAACAACCGCCTCGGAAAGCATTGGGTGAAATACACCACAAGCGCCCTCCCAAGGCGTGGATCTGTCCTCAAACTTAAGGCCGAGCAGATCAAGACCTCGGACGTAAGAGTCCTCCCAGTCTGCGCGGCTCTGACGGTCCGACTCGAACTGTGCAATCAGCTCATGCGACAGCATGTCGAGTTCAGCCTCGCCCATAAACTCGGCAAGGTTAGCATCGTGAGACATACCCATTAGCTCTCCGGCCTCTGGGTCAAAGTCAATAACCATGCCACCCTCTTCATCAAAGATGCCGACGGACTCAGGGTCTTCTATGACTATCTCAATCGCTTCGTCTTCGACCTCATTTGGGTCGAATGGTGTGCCGAGTTTATCTATGGCCATGATTAGCCCATTTTGTTGGAGTGTTTGGTGCCCTTGGTTGCCGCACCGCAACCACGAGTCATGCCGCCTGCGGCCATTCCCTTGGGCTTCATGGTTTTACCGCCCTTGTAATAGCCCTTGGTCTTTGGCGTCATGCCGCCTTTAGCCATCTTGCCCTTTCCATCAGCGGCAAAGAATGGAACTTCCTTGCCATCCTTTTCAACCATCTGTAGCTTGCCGCCCTTGGCATAGCCCTTGGTCTTCATCTTTCCGCCTTTGGCGTAGCCCTTACTCTTCATCTTCATCTTCGGCACCTGCATATAGGTTGTTGAATACTCTGTTTACGTCCAGCGTGTAATCCAGATCCGACTTAGAGTAGTGGATGTGCTGGGATGGCCTGAAGTCTGGAGCGCCTTCGCCCGTCTCAAACCACGCGGGATGCGTAACCCTAACTCTGTTGTTGGGCAGGGCAACGATGTTCCCCGTCCACCTCCCAGCATCTAACAACTCAAGAACATGGCTTTGCTTGTGCTGTGCTGGGTCGTCGGCTATCTCGCTGTCCGTATAATCAACGGTAAACAGGTATCGAGCCGGATAAAATTGGTCTTCTATCTTTGCCATCCATGGGCATGGGGTGGCTCGGTCGAGCACATAAACAGCATGTGTTCTCGATGAGCAATCCCAAGGCTGGGCCGCATACGTTGGCATTGGGTCTGGCCACTCCTCTAGTGGTGTGTCCGCCACCAAGGCCGTTATCGGCATCCTAGCCCACATGGCACCGCCGTGGACGTTTGGTTCGTCCTCGTCATACGTCTCAGCGCCAGTAAAGATAACCTGAAAGCTGAGGCACCTGTTCGGCATCGCCGTGACGGCTATCGCCATCGCGTGGAGAAACTCTCCATGATACTTCTCATGATTGTGCGTGTATTCACGCCGCACCCAGCACTTAAAGTGCGGGATGTTACTTTGCAAAAAGGCCATGTCGCCCCTTAGTAGTAGTCGGCTCTCCTGCCGTAATCGGTAGGTCCGTCCTCTTCGTCGGTGTAGAGGGGCACAAATCCGCCTTGCCTAAACCGCAGAAGGGCCTGCGTAGAGGAGTCAACCAAGTCATCGTGCTCCCCAGCAGGGAACGCGGCGAACTCTTCGACCACTTCTTCCGCAAACCTTGTTTGTGGCGCCCAAACAACGCCAGATGCGAACAAGTCAGCTACAGCATTGACTCGCGCTATCTTATCATTTCCTCGAGACGGCGTGTATTCCGCTACCGGAATGCCCATCGCTCGAAGCTCAAAAATTAGAGGCATCCCTGCCGCTTTAGCCTCCACTATAAAAGCATCGGGTTGCATGTCTGTCCAAAGCTCGTAGGCTTTGCGTTTCAGATCAGGAAACTCCAAACGCTCTTTATATGCATCCAGTAGGATGATGTTGGGCTTTGATAGGCCCTCGTCGTCAGGCATGTAGAACACGCCCCACGTTGTGCAAGCGGAAAAGTCAGACCGCTGGGTTTTTAAAAACGCTGTATCCCAAGATTGGATAATAAACTCGCACGGCGGGGGTCGGTCCTTTTCCCAGACTTGCCACCACTCGCGTTTGATTAAAGCGCCCTCTTCGGACGTTGGGTTTTGCTGATACTGCGCGTTCCACTTAGAGGAAGGCAGTTCGTTGCGCAGGGCCTCAAGCTCT